GGATATGACTAGAAAACGGAGATTTTACACTTGATGACGGAACGTAAGTTTCTTTTTTAGGTTTAGATTCAAACAAACCCCAAAGACCACCTTTAAGCCTTTTTGTACTTCTTTTACCACCTTTGCGTGTTTTCATAGTATACCCTATTAAAATAATAATTCTAAATCACCAAGTTTCCAATATTCAATGGATCCATTTGGAATAGGTCGTTTAATGATAAACGGAAGTTTTTTCTGGTGCAATTCATCCTTTGCAATTAAATAACTATCTATCATGGTATCTGGTACTTCAATAAATAGGGGAGCTCCTTTTTCAATTTGACTTGCTCTAATTCCTAAAATACGTGTATATTCATATTTAGTAAGAATGGGTAAGGTAGTATGATATTCGTCTGTCACATTTCCTAAATCATCACGTTTAACCGTACACATTGCAATGGATTCTTCATAATTTATAATTCGTTCTTGAGGATGTATGTCCATGAAATTGGTTTGCAAGGTTTTGTTGATGGCGACTTCCGGCTCATCTGGTTGGTCTTCTAAACAATATTCCTGAACCGGTTCTTCTTCATTTTCTTCTACGTCCTCCATTTCTTCTTCACTTTCGGATTCATATTCTTCATCGCTCATTTTATACTTTAACACATATTTTTCCTTTAATTTCAATTTTTCCATATAGTATCGCATTTTGGACAAAGATAAGCATACTTTAATTCAACGTTGTCATATCGCACATAAATAATTTCATGTTGAGTACACCCTTCATTTTTGCATGGCATATCTAAAACTGGCAGTGTTGGGTCGAACTTCGTATATTTATTTATAATACTGTATTGTTCCTGTTTTTCGAACGACATGGAGGAAACAATTTTATTTTTGATTTCTTTCGTATTCCCACACTTCTTGCACTTGTATACGAGAAGTTCAGCTTCATCTTCTACCTGTTTTTCAACGAAGAACATGTTTTCGCAAATATCACAGAATTCCATATTTTAATGATTAGTATCGTTAAAATAAAAAATCAATTTTATACGTTTAACTCTTTCGTTTTATTTTGAATGAAAATTACAATGACGCTAGAATTGAAAAAGTTTGACATGCGGTCGATTCGGTTTAAATCGACTGAAAATACTGGTCCAGTAGTAGTTTTGATTGGTAGACGTGATACCGGCAAAAGTTATTTAGTGAGAGACTTGCTTTTCTACCAACAAGACATCCCCATTGGAACGGTTATTTCTGGTACAGAAGCAGGCAATTCATTTTATAGTGACCACGTTCCAAAACTATTTATTCATGATGAATATAGCAGTGGAATCATTGAAAACGTACTAAAACGACAAAAGCAGTGTTTAAAACAAGTCATGGAAGAAATGAAAGTATATAAAAAATGCAACATTGACCCTAGAGCATTTTGTATTTTAGATGATTGTTTATATGATGCCAGTTGGACAAAAGATAAACTGATGCGTTTGTTATTCATGAATGGTCGTCATTGGAAAATTATGTTAATTATTACCATGCAATATCCTCTTGGTATTCCTCCCAATTTACGTACGAACATAGACTATGTTTTTATTTTAAGAGAACCCTACATTAATAACAGAAAACGAATCTATGAAAATTATGCGGGAATGTTTCCAACATTTGAAGCCTTTTGCCAAGTTATGGACCAATGTACTGAAAACTATGAATGTTTAGTCATTAATAATAATTCTAAAAGTAATAAATTAACAGACCAAATCTTTTGGTATAAAGCAGAACCCCATGCCAATTTTAAATTGGGTTCAAAAGAGTTTTGGGATTTATCTAATAGTATGCCAGCCGAAGACAATGATAAATACGACCCTAAAGCAAATAAAAAGAACGTTCAGCAAATTCAAGTTAAAAAATCACGATGGTCTTAAATATAATAAATCATAAATGAATGCGTGACTTTAAACACTGTTTATCAATTTGAATGGTTTCTCCACATGGCTCATCTTGCGGAATAATCAGGATAACCCCTTTTGATTTTTTTCCAACTAAAGGTTCCGTACATCCTTTTTCAATTTGGGTAGTCACATTACACCTTGCTCTAAAATGTTCATATCGTTCTCGCACATCACAATAAGAAAGTGTAGATGGTTTATTTAACATTTTATTTACGATTTCGTGCAAATTGTAAACGTATCTAGAAAATGTATTTCTATTTTCCATTTCGGAATACGTAAGAGGAAGAGTTTTAAAGTTTTTTATTAAGTTTTCCCTACAATATTTACATGGTAATACATGCACCAAATTTAAAACAAAATCGCGAAAATATTTTTTCTGGTCTTTTGTAGGATGAATAGGATAATTAAAACTCATCGTATGTAACACGTGCCATAAACTAGGCCCCCATACAGTAGTCAACATTCCATCGTTGCTTTTTGTATCTGATGGCGTAAAAACTCTTCTTGTTTTCATTACTATTAAATAATATATTATTATTGTATGTGTAAAAACTTATCCTTTAAGGAGTGTGAACTTGCCATATTAAGAGCATCTGTAGATTCATCCGAAAAAATGCAAGGTAAACAAATCGTAAAAACACCAGAAATGAAAAAAATTAATAGTATATTGTTAGCGTTCATTAAAAAGAATAAATGCATCGTATATGGTGGTACTGCCATAAATGCCATTTTACCTAAAAATGACCAGTTTTATGAATATGATTTTGAACTTCCTGATTTTGATTTTTTTAGCCCAGATGCAATGAAAATTGCAAAAGAACTTGCCGATGTCTATTCACGTAATTTTACGGAAGTAGAAGCAAGGTCTGGAATACATGCAGGTACGTTTAAAGTATTTGTAAATAACTATTCTATTGCAGACATTACGTATTTACACCCAGAATTATACAAGTCTATTATAAAATCTGCCATTAAACGCAACGGAATCATGTATGCCCCTCCTAACTTTTTAAGACAGTCCATGTATTTTGAATTATCCCATCCAATATCCGATGTATCTAGATGGGAAAAGGTTCTTACTCGTTTAAACTTACTAAATAAAAATTATCCAGTTGTATCTAAAAAATGTGAGGTTCAGCGACATTTTGCATCTACGAAAGACGAGGAAAAAATATTCGCCATTGTACATAATTGTTTAATAAAAAATGATGTCGTATTTATTGGTGGATATGCAAATGCACTCTATTCCACCTATACAAAATCTCCGCAAATACAAAACATTCCGGATTTTGATGCACTGTCGCTAAATCCTAAAGAAACCATTTCACTTTTACAACATGCATTAAAAAGGGGTGGTATTAAATCAACTATTATAAAACATGATGCTATAGGCGAAATTACACCCACACATTATTCTATTTCAGTAGGCGGAGAATACGTTGCATTTATATATAAACCAACTCAATGCATTAGTTATAATGAAATTATTCATAATGGACACAAAATGAAAATAGGCACAATCGATACATTACTTAGTTATTACCTTGCCTTCATGTACGCAGACCGACCATATTTTGATGAAAATCGACTGCTATGCTTATCTGCCATTTTATTCAAGGTTCAACAAGAAAATCGACTTGCTCAAAAAGGTCTATTGAAACGATTTGTATTGCAATGTTACGGTGAACAAGATACCATACAAGATATTCGAACTAAAAAGAATAAATTGCGACGCACTTTAAATAAGCACAGTAAACAATACCAAGAATTATTTTTAAAGTATACCCCAAAAACACGTAAGAATAAATTGACTTAAAAGGGTTTTGAATTATTGTATTAAAAATGAGTGCAGTTATAGTTTCATGCAATGGTGACTTAATCACGGATACGATTCAAAGTTACAAGTCCTATGGAAGTTTACAGCATTCATGGAAAACTCTGACCCATGAAATTCATCTCTATGCAAAGAAAAGGGGAAAGGCAGGCATGGAAAATAAATATGAGTTTCCACCACCAGTGGAAAACGTAATTTATTTTGGAAAATGTCTACTTATAAATCCATCAGGAGATTTAACCGTTGAAATGTGGACGGAGTTTTACGACTCTATTATGCAATTTGAAGACCTTGAAACTGAAACTGAAAGCGAAGAAGAGGGATATTTAAAAGATGGATTCGTCGTTTCTGACAATGAACTCGAAGAAGAACCTTATAAAATTGACTTAAAGAATGATTAAATTGGATAATTAAAAGATGTATAGCATTACAAACCCAGATTTACTGCGACAGAAAATGCGAATGAAATTGGATGAAACCATTCTTGAACCGCTCCTAAGCGAAAACGTTGAAATTGGCGTATATAACTATGCGGTTCGAACCTCGATTGAAAAAAAGGTATTTCGTAAATGGACAAACGTATTATTTGCTGAACTATATCTTTCTAAAATGAAAACGGTTCTTTTCAACATCACACATGAACTGATTCATTCCATGGAAAATCCACATTTAATTGCCTTTAGGAGTCACCAAGAATTAAATCCAGAAAAGTGGCATGAAATGTTACACAAAAAGCAAAAGAGAGATGAACATTTATTTTCACGTAAACTTGCCGCTACTACAACGGACTTTACCTGTTTTAAATGCAAGAGCAACAAATGTACCTATTATCAATTACAAACACGTTCTGCAGATGAACCTATGACTACGTTTGTAACGTGTGTAGAATGTGAAAATCACTGGAGATGTTAATACAGTCTTGTACAAAAAAGAGTAACTCAATGTGATGTTCATGTATGTTATTAAAAATAACGGTATATTTACATATATTTTTTATAATTTTATACTTATATTCTTCTGATAGAGTTGCAGACTTAATATACGTATAATAAGAATCCAAAATGTCCATTACGGAATAACCATCTTTGTATAATTGCAATAGTATATTCACTGCATCTTTTTGTTTTAATAAAATGGCATCTGTAAACGTTTTAAATAAAACAGTGTGAATGTCCGTATGCGTACGTTTAATGTAATCTAGTGTAACAGGAACTGCCATTATTTTATACCTTTCCATATAATTTAAAATGGTACGTATGGATTGATTGGTTAACGTGATAAGATAAGTAATTGCATCTTCTTCAATTTGAATGTTTTCATTCTTAGCAACACGGTGTATCATATCCGTTATATATTTCATACTTACTGGATACAGTTTAATTACCATAAATCTGGAATACATGCTTTCAATAATTTTTTGAGGATTCATTCCAACTGCAATGAATCGAATGTTATGACCGTATTTATCAATATAATTTAAAAAAATTTGTTGTGTTTGTTCATTCATTTCATCAATTCCATCAATGACAATGGTCTTTTTAACGAGGGCAGTGGTTTGACAAAAATGTTTCACTTCATTTCGATAATATTGGATACCTTGTTCTTTTAAACTATTAATATGAAGCACGTTATCCATGTCACAATTTTTGATTAAAATGGACGCAAGAGTTGTTTTACCGGTGCGTTCACCTCCAAGTAATAATAAATGTGAGAAATAATCCAAAGATTCTTTTGATTCCATTTCAAACTCTTCTAACGTAGTAGGCATATAGTTGTAAATAAATGACATCTATTAAAAATATGTATAAG